CCTAGCCGGCCTAGCAGCAGGAGCAGACGGATGCCTAATAGAATTCCATCAGGATCCAGATAAAAGTATTTCAGATAGCGAACAAGCATTATCAATAGAACAATTCCAAAGACTTGCAGAGAAAGTGAATAAATATAGATGACTGTTGAAATGAAAGACCAATTAGAAAAATGCCGAATGATTATAAATTGGTATGACGAACTAGTGGGTGGATATAGTGGACAAAACTGGGGTAAGGATAAGGCATGGAACGCTTTAATGGATGGTAAAATTAATAATACAGATGACTTAGATAGACTTGTTTATAGGAGGACCGATGCCAAATGAAAAGATGACTCAGACTCTTAGGATACTAGTAACGGGTTGGCCGGGATCAGGTAAGTCACATCATGCTAGGGAATTAGCCGAGAAACACGGCCTAAAACACCTATGTACTGACCCACAAAGTATGTGTGAAGACAATGTAGTAGGCACACCTAACGGATTAGATTGGTCTGAGTGTTCACAATACGTTGCAGACAATTGGCTACACTTAGATAACGTTGTAATAGAAGGCGTGGCATTACCTAGAGCATTGAGGAAGTGGAGAAAGGCCCATCCTGATCAGCCTCCCCCCTGCGATAGAATAATCTTAATGAGCCCAGTCCATACAGAGTTATCAAAGGGACAGACAACCATGGGTAAGGGTATGGATAAAGTGTTTAAGGAAATACAGGAGTGGTTAGAGCCGGTGTTGGAAACGAAATGAAAGCAGGATTCGAATTAGACGCAATAGTAGCTAAAGCAGTGATGAATTTAATTGTGCGTAAAGAAGATTACGAACTAACCGAAACTCATAGAAGGCATTTAACCTCCGATATCGGTGCTGATTGCGTAGATACTGGTATGAATAATTATAATAGCTATTGTCCGAAATACAGTACTAATATATCAGCAGCATGGGAAGTGGTGGAGAAGATGAAAGAAGATCGTGAACCTGATATATGTTTTAATTCAGAGTCAGGTGGTTTTTGGACAGTCGTTACTTATAATAATTTTTCAGGTAACCACGAAACAATGGGCGACACAGCCCCCCACGCCATAGCATTAGCAAGCCTCAAGGCAGTGGGTTACGAATGGAAATAAAGATATGCTGTCAGTATTCAGATAACGTTTTAATGGGCAGTATTAAGCCGAACCCGCGTAACCGCAACATCCATCCTAAAGAACAAATAGATAGATTAGGTAAACTCCTCTTATATCAAGGCTGGAGACATCCCGTAATTATCTCTAATCTTTCGGGATTTATAGTAGCAGGTCATGGGAGAGTAGAAGCAGCAAAGAAGGTAGGGGCCACAACAGTCCCCGTAGATTACCAGGACTTCCCAGATGAAGAATCCGAGTATGCATTCCTGCAGAGCGACAACGCCATTGCGTCATGGGCTGATCTGGATCTCTCTGGTATTAATACTGACCTGGCCGATCTGGGTCCTGATTTTGATATAGATTGGCTGGGATTAAAAGACTTCGAAATAGAACCCGCAGATAAATACCAAGACAAAGACGCAGATGCAGTACCTGATAACGCACCTCCTAAGACAAAACTAGGACAGATATGGAAACTAGGTGAGCATAGATTAATGTGTGGGGATGCAACAAAGGACATAGATGCGTTATTGGATGGTGTGAAGATAGATATGGTCTATACCGATCCGCCTTATGGCCTTGATATTGATACAGATAGAAAATCATTCAGAGACAGGAAGAAAAAAGGTGATCGGATAACACATCAGCATACAAAAATGCATGGTGATAATGAAAAATATGATCCAACGTTTTTATTAGATTACTTTGGTGACGTTCCAGAACTATTCTTATGGGGCGCTAACTATTACTTGGGAAGCAACAAAGGGTCGTGGGTTTGTTGGATAAGGGCTACAACAGAAGGTATGAAGTCACAATTGGGAACACATTTCGAATTATGCTGGAGTTATAGAAATCATCAAAACCTAATCGCTGAAATTGCATGGAAAGGTGCAGCTGGTCATATAAAAAAATATGATGGCGAAAGGAAAACACATCCAACACAAAAACCAGTACGTCTAGTAGAATGGTTCTTTAATAAATGGGGCACAGAGACACAAACAGTTGTGGATCCATACGGGGGTTCCGGCTCCACCCTAATAGCCTGCGAGAAGACCAATAGACAATGCTACATGATGGAAATAGAACCCAAGTACTGCGATGTTATAATAAAACGATGGGAAGACTTCACAGAAAACAAGGCAGAACTTATCCATGATGTGTAGCGTCATTACCTAGTGCAAAGCATTATGGAAAAGAAACCACGTACATACGGATTTACTAAAGAGAATGCAAAGGAACTAGGGCGTCAAGGCGGCAAAGTACACTCAAGGGACATAGAGGTAGAGAAGGCCAAGAAACTAAACGCTCATGACGTAGCTAGGTGCCTTACACGACTCATGAAGATGAGCCAACAAGAGTTAGTAGAACTGGTCAAGCGTCCCGAGACAACAACCATGGAACTCCTAGTCGCAAAGATATTAGAACAGGCTATCAAGAGAGGGGATCATACAAGAATGTCTTTCCTCTTAGACAGAACTATAGGTAAGGTTCCTATAGAACAGAAGATAGACATGGATATAGACGTCTATAGTCGGGTAATGGAATACTTGGATGGATCTAGAAAAGAATCTAGCGGATAGGGAATGGAGATTTAGCCATCTCTATAGAATAAGAAACAAACAAAGAGAGACAGTACCCCTTAAGCTTAATGCAGTGCAGAGGGCTATCAAACAAGATGACCACAGATTCCCTCAGATACTCAAGCCAAGACAAGTAGGTGTATCTACTCTCTTCCTAATAGATAAGCTTGACGCAGCTATGTACAACAGGAACTACACTTGTTGTGTCGTTGCGCACGAAATGGATGCAATTAGGAAACTGTTCAGGGTTATCCGATTTGCGTACGACAATATCCCAGACGTCTTAAAGCCAGCGTTAGATAAGGGAGGGGGCTCTATGTATGAGCTCCGATTCCCACAACCTAACTCAAAGATCTATGTAGACCTTGAGTCACGCTCTGAGACTATTGATGACCTGCATATATCTGAAATAGCATTCATGAAGAATATGGATAAGGTCAATGCCACTATAGATAGTGTTCCAGTAACCACAGGAAGGATCTCAGTAGAATCCACGGCGAATGGATTAAACGATTTCTACGATAGATGGCAGTCACCTGGCATATTCAAGAACTACTTCTTCCCTTGGTACTTCCATGAAGAGTACGAGCTCCCATTCAATTATGTGATGCAGCATACTGATAATGAATTAGAGCTCATAGATAAAGCAATCAAGCATTACAACATCACAATCACAGACAATCAAATAGCATGGAGAAGATTCAAGATAGGACAAAGGGGTAGACAAGGGTTTCTAAACTTCATTCAAGAGTATCCAGAGGACGATGAGACGTGTTTCCTTCTCTCTGGTGGCTCTCCAATAGACAGGATGACCCTTAAGGACCATAAGCTTAAGACAAGGAAGCCTAGGACAGATGGAGCCATACGCTGGTACAAAGAACACGATGGTAAATCAAGGTACGTAATAGGGGCTGATCCAGCCGAAGGATCTGGAGGGGATTTCTCAGCAGCTGTAATGCTTGATCCCAAGACAATGGACATAGTAGCAACAATCAAATGCCAACTAAAACCCTATGACTTCGCTGAAGAACTAGAACGCATGGCTAAACAAGTGCCTGGGAGAGAGGGCGTACTCCCCTTGATGGCCGTAGAGAGAAACAACCATGGCCATGCTGTCATACAACAACTCAATAACATCCTGGGCTACCCCAATCTATACGTAGCAAAGGACGACAAACTAGGCTGGCTAACAAGTAAAGTAACGCGCCCCGTGATGGTAACAGACTTCATAGATGGTATGGAATCCCACAGCATTGGATGCCCTGATACTGATTTAATATCTGAATGTCTGACCTTGGTTAATAAGAATGGGAAAATAGAAGCAGAACAAGGGAAGCATGACGATTTATTCATTGCGGGTTGCATTGCAACACAAATGGCTATCCACGAACGAGATATGTCCGTTTATGATAATATAGAAAAAAAGATCCGTATCTAAGGACAGATAATGCCAGAAGAAAAGCCCCTTAAAATTTTATCTGATGTTTCACAGAATCCGATCTTCTCCTATTACGCCGAACTGGATGAAAAGATTCAGTCTAGGTCTACATTCTTAAAGACCAAAAGAGAATCAGCATACGATGAAGAGTCTCTCGTAACCCCATACAACTCTGATGATCTATATGAGAAGACAGGGGATTACTCAATCTATGAAGAGATGAGACACGATGACCAGGTAAGTGTCAGTCTTCAATTGAAAAAGGATTTAGTCTTGGCAGGGGGCTGGGACATCGAGGTCACGGATGAATCTCAAGGAGAGGTCAGGGACGACCTCATTAATGATCTTAAAAAAACTGATCGTCCCTTAATGGAATACCTAGAAGACATCCTTACAGCCTACGAGAAGGGTTTTAGTGGCAGTGAGAAAGTCTTTGCAAGGAGGGATGGCAAACTAGTTCTTAAAGACTTGAGAACACGCAACCCTGTTACTTGGTTAATCCATCTCAAGGATACCGGGCCAGTTGATTTCTTTGAGCAGCTAGGTGTGACTAATGGACAAGGGGACTTAAGGCTAAGGCCCTCACAGATATTCCACTATGTGAATAGAAGACGCTTCATGAATCCCTATGGTCAATCTGATTTAAGGGACGCACATAACGCATGGTTCTTTAAGACTCAGATCTTTAGGTACTACGGGATCTTCTGTGAGAAGTACGCATCACCCTTCCCCATTGCACGGTATGATAAGAATGCTCCTGATACAGCGGTTGATGCAATATTCAATGCGATTAAACAGATACAACAGACCACAGCCATAGCCATACCTAAAGACATTGAATTAGAGCTAGTAGAAAGCAAGGGAGCAGCAGGGGATATTTACACTCAAGGCATATCACTAATGAATGTGTTTATAGGTAGGGCCCTACTCTTGCCAGACCTCTTAGGATTCACTGGATCAGAGACAGGGGGTGGATCCTTTGCTTTAGGTCAAAAACAATTTGAAATGTTCTTTTCACACATCAGGAGAAGAAGGCAACAATTAGAGGACCAGTTTAATAAAGAAATAATCAAACCATTATGTGCTGCTAACTATGGACTATTAGAAGACTGTCCGACTTGGAAGCTAGGGGAGATTGATGATGAAAACGCTGCGAAGTTTGCTGAGATCTTTATCAGGGCTGTTCAAGGGAACGTCTACAAGCCAACAGAAGAAGAGATTAACCATTTTAGGAGAAACATTAAATTCCCTGAAGGTGAGGTTACTTTTGGACAACCAGAAGCACCGAGTGATGGATTGCCGGAACTCGCCCCCCCCGATCCCGGATTACCACAGACACCTGAGGCACCTGGGGAAGCCCCGCCACAGACTGAACCCCCAGAAGAAACTCTACCTGATCTCGAAGAAGACTTAAGGAAGATGGGTGGCTTTGGGAAAGGTAAGAAGAAATGAAAAAGGGTGATTGCCATCTATCGTAGAAGTCGTTTAACCCGTTAGCTGTAGATTCAACTGATATACGTCCTGTGGTTACAGGAACACTATCTATGGTTGCATTGACCTTATCCATATTCTTCATGAAGGCTATTTCAGATATATGCAGGTCATCAATTGTTTCAGAGCGTGACTCAAGGTCTACATAGATCTTTGAGTTTAGTTTAGGGAAGCGAAGTTCGTACATAGATCCACCACCTTTATCCAGGACGGGCTTCAGGGGGTCTGGGATGTTGTCATAAGCGAATCTAACAATACGAAACAGTTTTCGTATACTATCTTGTTCGTGGGCAACGACACAACAAGTGTAGTTCTCATGAAACATGGCAGCATCTAACTTCTCTATTAGGAATAGAGTAGAGATGCCTACCTGTCTTGGCTTGAGTATCTGAGGGAATCTATGATTGTCATCCCTTACAGCCTGTTGTACCGCATTAAGTCTTAAGGGTACTGTTTCCCTCTGCTTGTTTCTTATTCTGTACAGATGGTTGAAGCGCCATTCCCTATTGGCTACGTTTTCAAGGATCTTCTGATCAATCACAGCAAGACTATACTTTATTTATCCGTCTCAAGGAATTTCATGATGACGTCGTGGTAGTTCGTTGTTATCTCTGCCTCAGCCCTTATCGGCACCTTCCCTATTGTTCTGTCCAGGATTAGATTCAATGAGTTCAGATCCCCAGCTAAGCCTTGTAGGGCAACAGTCGCAGACATCCGTGTGATTATGCTGGCCGATTCATCATCTCTTAGAGAGACAGCCTTCTTTCGTGTGCCTTCGAGTATCGTACCGAGTGTTAAACTAACCCTCTCTGTATTAAGGGCTTTAACCTCTTCTACTGCTGCACTTCTCTTACCCTTAGCACCTTCTTTGTTGTTCTTTTGGAAAGGCATTAGTTGACTATACCATGTAATCTATTAGTGTGCGTCATATCCTTACGTTCTCTGAATACTGACAACAGATCTTTATTTCCATCTACTTACTTTCCAATACCGGCTCTAACCACTCCTGTATTTCCTTAAACACTTTATCCATACCCTTACCCATGGTTGTCTGTCCCTTTGATAACTCTGTATGTACTGGGCTCATTAAGATTATTCTATCGCAGGGGGGAGGCTGGTCAGGATGGGCCTTTCTCCACTTCCTCAATGCTCTAGGTAATGCAACACCCTCTATTACAACGTTGTTTAGGTGTAGCCAATTCTCTGCAACGTATTGTGAACACTCAGACCAATCTAAATTATTAGGTGTACCCAATACTGAGTCATCACATAAGTTTTGTGGGTCAGTACATAGGTGTTTTAGGCCGTGTTTCTCAGCTAATTCCCTGGCATGATGTGACTTACCTGATCCAGGCCAACCCGTTACTAGTATCCTAAGAGTCTGAGTCATCTTTTCATTTGGCATTACTTCTTATCCTTTGTTGGATTTTTTCTCGTTCGTTTTATTAATGCGTCTTCAAAATGTTTACTAATTACCCTAGCGTGTCGTAGATTATCTTGGAGAGTATCGGTATCGGTTCTGAACTGTTTCTTTAGGTCTTCCAGATCATTATGATAATTCATCCTTTGAATATCTCTTACTAAAGCAAAAGCCAAATAGGCGGTTTGTGAGGCCACATAAACAGTTGCTAATAGTTCTAAATAAGTCATCTATATTTATTCACTTTCTCTGCAAGTCTTTGGAATTGTTCTATTGATAATGCTTGTTCGCTATCTGAAATACTTTTATCTGGATCCTGATGGAATTCTATTAGGCATCCGTCTGCTCCTGCTGCTAGGCCGGCTAGG